GGTCGTGTTGTCGGATTCGAGGAACTCGACAGTCGGGGAACCGATGAGAGCGCCGATGGACGCGTAAGCATCCAGCTTCTCCTGCTCGCGGTTGATAATCTCGTCCCGAAGACGCAGGGTCATCGGACGGTCGATGCGCGGGCTCCACTCCTGCTGGAAGCTGTTCGTGATGTGGAACAGCATACGAAGGGAGACATCGAAGATGGCGCGGGGCTCTACGTTGGCACCGTAAGCATACGCCGCGGTGTGATCGCCCCAGAGGACCCACTCACCGGCCCACGGAACGACCGTGGTGATACCGGCAGCAGCAAGGTCTCTGCCGCGTGCCTGACCGAATGCGTTGTCGGAGTTGCCGAAGTACTGCTTGATGACGGGGACCGCCTTGTTTCCGCAGGTCTCCATTGGGATGGAGTCGTGCTCATAGTCGATGCGCAGAGTCTCGACCATGCCGAGGGTGGACAGGTGGTAGGTCTTGCCGTCGTTCTTGACAGCCATCGGCCAGAACACCTTCGACCGCTCAGCCGTGAAGCCGTTCGCGTTCTTCCATGCAATCGCCTTCTCGATGGTGTCGACCGCAGTGGTACCGTCCGCCTGAACGAGGGGGAGGTCCGCATACACGAAAGCATCCCAGTGGCCGTCGATCTTCTGTGCACCGGACACCATCGCGTTGTAAACTTCGGGGATCTGCGACCAGCCCGGAGCCGCGACGAGGTTCGGGATCTCGAAGCGTTCGGAGTAGACCACGTCCAGCTTCTGGATGCCAGCGATGATCTCGTCCTTGGTGACCTTCGATGTGTCGACGGTGTTGTAAGTCACGGTGACGTTGCCATCTGCAAGACCTTCGATGGTGACCGTCTTCTTCGCGAAGTTGTAGCCGACCGTGTAGTCGGTGCCTTCGGCCTTTTCGGTCGTCGTCTCTTCCTCGCCGGTGCCGGTGGTCACAGAGACCTTCAAAGTGTCGAGGATGATGTCAGCGTCGACGAACGAGCCGGTGCCGTTCGCGATGGCCACGGTCTTAGTCGTGGCGGCCGCTGCCCGCATGGTGTCAGGGTCCAGCACGTTGATGACGTAGATGGGGCCGACGTTGCCGAGTACGTTGTTGAAGTGGGCGTCGATGGCCTCGGCGATGCCATAGGTGCCCCAGTCGTCGGAGATGCCGACTTTGTTCTGCGCGTCTGCCAGGTTGGTCAGTTTGACCGGATGGTTGACGACGCCAGCGTCCGCATATCCCCGGATGAGATGAACGGGCGCAAGACCGACATATACGGGCACTGTGCCGGACTGGATCGCGGACTGACCCACGCTCTGCCCGATCTGGCCGTATACGCCGTACTTGTATTCGTTTGCCATTTGGCTTTTCCTCCTTATAGAAGATTGTCATACAGCACGTGCTTCCGCTCCGTGCTGAGTGGTTCGCCGATGTAGAACTCCACATTCGCAAACCAGAAGGGCCAGTACTCCGGGGTCGCTTCCTGCGATGCGACCGGAGCGAACTTCAGCCCGCGTTCTTTCAGGAACCGATAGTCGCCGAGATACTCGACGTTCTCGATGATGCGGACAGCGGTGTCCACAAAGTTCCAGGCGTCCCGCCAGCCTTCTGCATCCATGTCGAACACTTCCGCGCCCGATGGATACTTCTTGACCGACGTGATCTGCCGGAGAACTCCGTTGCTGTCCCGCTCATACTGGACCGTCTCGAGGTAGTCCCCCGCATGAAGCCCCGGGCTCCATGCCGCGAACAGAAGGGTGACCTTCATCTCACGGACGCCGTCCGTCAGAGTGTCTTCTCCCTCCGTGATGCGAATCGTCACAGAAGGGATGGAACTTTCCACGCCTTCGGGGAGCTTGTCCTCCGTCGGTGTGTACATCGAGAAGGCGGCAGGATGAACGAGTTTGAACTCGTACCCTTCGTCCACCACGTCATTGTCCGGAACCTTCAGCTGGACCTGCGAACAGATTTCCGCTTCGACCCAGTCCCGGACAGCATCGAGCGTTGTTACGATTGCCATGCCGATGCCTCCTTACATGACGGTGTGCTGGTGGAGCGTGAGCGTCGTGACGCCCATGTCTTCCTGCCAGTCGTCGATGACGTACTCCTTGCCATCGATGTTGATGGTGTTCCCTGCCTGCTTCCGCTTGCCGAGGTCTGACGTCTTGGCGTAGAGCATGACGGAGCTCTCCGCGATGGAGAGTTCCTCGCCGCCTTGGCGTTCCTTCAGTGCATCATCATCGAATACGCAGCGGATCTTCTTCCCGCCGATTCTGTGAGTCTCAGCGAATTCAGCAAGGTTCAGAAAGACACCGAAGATGTCCTTCTGAACCTGGTCCTTGAATGCACTCATACGATGGCGTCTCCCGCATCGAATGCAGGCGGCGCCGCGTCTTCGATGGCCGCGAGGAGGTCAGCCTTCTTCTTGAGGGTCTTCGTGTCGATGCCCATCTCTTCTGCCACAGCCTTGAGCTGCTTGACAGTCATTGTGGAGATGTCGACTTCCTCAGTTTGAAGTTCTACGACCTCCGCAGGCTCCTCCGTGGCGGCCTGTGCAGGCTCTTCGGCTTCGCCGACATAACGAGCGATGCCGCGAGCTACAAGCCGCCGTTCGAGGTCAGGGTCCCAGTTCTGCGGGCCATCTTTGGCGCTTACCGGAATGATGCGTCGGCCATCAAAGTAGCCGAACGTGCCTTTGATGATTTCTACCATTTTGATGCTCCTTTCGGGTCAGGTATCAATCAGCCTTCTCCGCCTTCCTCTTCGGTCTCGAAGATGAGTTCCGCAGAAAGGAATGCGCCTTTGTTGTTGGGCATCATCAGCGGACGGGATTTCACGGTCAGGGTTCTGCTGTTGTTCTCTGCGGAGCTGAGATACTTCGGAACTCTGGAGCCGGCATAGGTGTGGAATTCGCCGTCGGTCTGCTCCAGCTGAGTGACAGCTCCATACAGGCAGCGGCCGGCAGCGGGGGCAGTCAGGATGGCATGGCCGGCCGGGATGAACGCGACATCGTTGCCGTCTTCGTCTTCGTAGGTCTCATCGTAGGAGATGATGGAGAGCATACGGCCATAGATGTTCAGGACACCGACCAGGGACGCACCTTCCGGCAGTTCCTTCGGATCGACCGTGCCGAGCTCATAGCGGCGAAGGTCGAGGTACTTCTGAATCTTCTCGTTGTCGAGAATCGCGGCAGCAACGTCAGCGGCGCAGACCAGTTCCGTGGCGCCGAGGCCCTTCTTCGTCTTCATCTGGATCATGGCCTTCAGATCACTGTAGATGTCGGCGCTCGGGTCATCCCAGGAGACGGTGGGAGAGTAGACTTCGGGGTTGCTCGCACCTTCATAGAAGAAGATCTCGAACTCTTCGGGGTTGTCAACGTCATCGCCGATGTGCTTCATGACGCAGCCGTTGTTGAGCATGGTCTCAGCGGCCATGGCTTCCTCGCGGCGAGAGATGAGCTCGCCAAGTTCGGCGGCATCTTTCAGGAGGAAGGTCGCCTGACGCTCTTCGGGAGTCAGGTCAGAGAACAGAGCCTCGCCGAAGCCTCTCTTGTTCAGATCGTCGATAGTGAGCGGTCTGCGGGGAGCGATGTAGGGCGGGGTGTATCTCTTCGTGGTGTATCCATCTCGAAGAACGGTCACGCCTTCTTTGCGGGGTGCGACGAAGGGCGCGAGACGCTTGTTGCCGTCCTTGTAGTCGACGAGGACATCGTCCGTGGAGAAGACGTCTGTCGCTTCGTTGGTCGGGAAATATCTGTCCCGAAGGAAGGTCTTCGCAGGAGTCAGCTGCTCGACCGCCATCAGGAGAGAATGGGTGTTGGTGATGTCGATTTTCATTGTTCGCGTTCCTCCTATCAGCCTTTGACGGCATCGGTCAGGAAGATGCCCATCTTCTTGAGGGCTTCCACGGCCTCTGCGTCGAGTTCGATGCCGGTGATCTCTTCAACAACGTTCAGGTTGAAGTGACCGGCGCGATATGCTTCGTACTTGCCAGCCTCGTCAGTGTCGTCCGCAAGGATGACATACTGCGCATCGGCAGTGATGGTGGCGGTCGCCTTCTCAAGGTTGCCACCCGCGGTACCAGTCAGCAGAGTGCCACGTTTGGTTTCCGCAGGAGCGGAGACGATGACGATGTCGTTGACCGGCTCGTTCTCATTGAACAGGTTGTCTGCCCCGGCGATACCGAGGTCTTCATACAGCTTCTTAGCCATTGTCTTTTTCCTCCTTGGTAAAGGCTTTCAGGTAGGCCCCGACGACTTTGTCGACGAATGCCTCCTCGTTGAACTGCTGGTCGTCGATGTCTTCGACGCCCGCATTCGGTGTGCCGGACACTTCATTGACGTTGGAGTCTTCCGTGTCGGCTTTCATGTCCGCGAGGAACGCGGTTCCTTTGGACTGCTGCTGCTTCAGCGCTTCGAACGCAAGCTCTTCAGCAGTCATCGGGGTCTCGCCGTACTTCGCAGCTTTGATGAGTTCAGCGTCGTTGATGTTGTTGGCGATCTCGTCGATCTTCGACATTCTCGCCCGCTCCGCGACGATGGCATCGTTCACGGCGCTCTCGACAGCTTCTTTCGTCTCAGCGACGAGGTCGGCTTTGACGGAGTCAAGAGCGGCTTTGACCGCGCTGGTTTCGATTTCTTCGACCAGCTCGGGGCTCTGCTCTTTGAGCTCTGCAAGAGTCATAGTTTTGTCCTCCTGTTTTTTCTCGACCGAGTTGGTCGCAATATTTTCATCGGCTTTCGCCGTATGAATCCGTTTGTCGGACGGGATCTCGTCCGGGAGATGGAACGCAGACACGTCGTGGTGGACACCTGCCACCAGAAGCGTCTTCCGGTCAGCGCTTGCCGCAAGTTTCGGGCCTTCCTCTTCGAGGACGGCATCCGCAAACCCGAGGTCAACAGCTTCCTGGCCGACCATCCATGTCTCGCGGGTCATCATCCCGCGAAGTGTTGCAGTGTCCTTGCCGGTCCGGTCCGCGTAGATGTTCGCGATGGCCTTCTCAGCCGCATCGAACGACTTGACCGCTTTTTTCAGGTCTTCCAGAGTGACCCAGTCCATCATGAAACCTGCCACACCGTGGATCATCAGCATGGAGCCGGGGTACATTTGGACCTCGTCTCCAGCCATGGCGATGACTGAAGCCGCACTAGCCGCGATGCCTTCGACAATGACCGTCTTGTGTGCTTCCAACTGCTTCAGTTCGTTGTGGATGGCGAGGCCGGTGTACAGGTCTCCGCCGCAGCTGTTGATCTTGATGACCACTTCCTTGGCGAATCGAGCCGCCTCAAGGTCCTGGCGGAACGTCTGCGGGCTGATGTAGTCGAAGTCGCCGACGTCTTCGAGGTACCACTTCGGGACCTCTGTGCCCCAGACATCGCCATACAGTTCGATTTCCGCGGTATCGCCGTCAATCATCATGTTCCAGAATTTAGGTGTCTTCGTCTTCGTAGCTCTTCACCTCTTCTTCGATTTCGAGTTTCTTTCTGGCTTCTGCCAGTTTTTCGTTTTCGCGTGCCAACTGTTCGACGTTGGCGTCCCACTGGCCGCCGTTCAGGCGAATGGTGGACTGTTCGCGAGTGCTGAAGCCTTCTGCGACCGCCATCGCTTCCGCGTTGATTTCTTTCGTCGGGTCGAGCTGTCCCTGAGACGGGCCGATCCATTCGCACCCAAGCCAGGCGGCCCGGATTGCCGGGTCGGCGAAAAAGCCGGGTGCTGCCACGCGGCCAAGGGCTACGGCTTCACTCAGCCAGATCGCATAGATAGGAGTACAGAAATCATTCGCGAACCACTCACGGCGCATTTTGAATGCCTTCCAGGCTTCCAAAAGTGCAGCACGCGAGGCGGAATAACTGGAGTTGAAGGACTTCAGCAGAAGATCCGCGGGAATCTCGAGCGCCGAACCGATCTGTTCACAAATAGTCCGTTCGAACTCGTTGAAGCCGGTGTTCGGATGCTTCGGGTCCGCGAAGATGATGTCCTCACCGGGCTTCATGAAGTTGACCTGGCCCGGTCCCATTTCGTACTCATTCGGGTCGAAGGACTCTTCCGGGATGGTAGATCCGACCTCGTTGAACGGTGTCTCTGCCGGGTTGGTCTCCGTCTTCACGAAGGCTGTAAAAAACGCCTGAATCATCGCTGCCGTCAGTTCCGCTTCGGTGTATCTCCGGAGCTGCAGGAGCGGTTCGATGCACTGGGCGACGTACGGGACACCGCGATACTGGTCTGGACGCTCGCTTTCCATTACATGGAGCACATTTGGCAGACCGGTTCGTTCTCCGTATGCCTTCACTCTTGTCCAGGTCGTAGACTTATGCGACCATTCGAACGGATGCGTGTTGCAGATGTGGTAAGCTTCCACCATGCCGCTCTCGTTCACCTCGACGCCGTCGTAGATGATGTTCCCATCCTTCGTTTCGCCTGTCGTCGACATGACCGGAGACAAGTCCACCGACTTGTCGTGCGGTGTCGATACGAGGTCCGCCTCCATCAGATGGATGCGGAGGGCGTACGGGTTGACCGGTGTCGGTTCATACCGTTTGACAAGCGCGAAGACATCGCCGGACATCAACCAGGACGTCAGCGCCAGCTGTTGCATCTCATTGAAGTCGTTCATTCCGGTGGCATCGCAGGCATTTTTCGAACCGGCCCAGAGTTTGAACTCCCGCTCCACGTTTTTCTGCCACTCGCCCGCCTGCTCCGGCGTCATCCCGAGCACGTCCCGGTCGATGCGCGACTTCAGCTGAAGCCCAAGGCCGATGACGTTCGTGCGGTTCGTCTTGATGGCACTGGTAGCAATCGGAGACGCCATGTAGAGCATCCGGGACCGCTGCCGCAGGGTGTAGTTATTGTTGTCAATGTCTTCTGCCGGAGAGCCGGAGTGAGGTGTGAACCCCTTCAGCTGCCGCTTTTGGTGCGATGCCCCGGCTTCCGAATACCCCTTGTTGACGGGTTTGATTACTTCGCTCAACTTTTCACCTCCCTGAAAAGGGCATAAAAAAACGACCCTCTCGGGTCGTTGATTCAGTTTTACCAATCGCGAGGCAGAATACCGACCGCCTTCCGCGGCTTTCGGCAGCGTCCCTCGTCCATCGCTTCCAGCTGGTCTTCGAGGTCGTCGATCTCGTCCATCAATTCCTTGATGATCTTCCGAATACCGGGAAGGTCGATGTCTGCCCGCTGCAGCGACCGGGAGCCGATGGTGTAGGCCTTGACATAGTCGCCGGTCACCAGCGCCTTTTGGATCTTAAGGCACTCTTCGAGGAGGGCTCTGTCCGTTTCGAGAACCTGTTCGACGACCTTCCGCCTTGTCTTTCCCATTCTGTCACTCCTTACCAATCGCTGAACATCTCAGCTCTCTTGCTTCGCCTTCGTGGCTTCTGCGCCTGCTGTGTTACTGAAGGCTTCTCTTCCGAACCCTTCAGCCGTCTTTCGACCGCATCAAGGTCTGGGTTTATGATCTTCAGCGCCGCCATCGCATAATTGCGGCAGTCCAGCGCTTCGTTTCGTTCATGGCCTGGTATCTTCTCCCATCGCCACACGTCTCCGCGGTTCGTATGCGCCAGCACCATCTTCTCTGACAGCAAGCCGTTAAAGAAGTTCATGTCGTACCCCGCATCCGGGTCCGTCGGAAAGTGCGAAAACTTCGGGCCAGGTTCCTCGACCTTCAGGCTTGACATGATGGAGGCTTTCCCGGAGTCGACGCCTATGGTGTACAGCCAGCAGGTCCTCCGCTTATTGTCGCGGATGGCGACCTTCGATGGCGGAGAAATATACGGGATGCCGTCGCCACCCTTGCCCTTGATAGCGAAGAATCGCTTGGCCTGTCTCTTCTTGCACTGCTCATAGACTTCCTGCGTAAAGTGCCCGCCAGAGTCGACGCAGAAGATGGAGATCTTCAGGCCCTTCCCGCTCCGGAAGTGGAAGGCATGCGCCGCGAGGTCATCCAATCTTGACCAGACCTCTTCCGTGTCCGGTCTTCCCATGATGATGCCCTTTTGGATGCCCCACGTCTCACCGTAGTGGCCATGGCCGACCACCTCATATTCGAGCCGGTTGTCCTGTGTGTCGACCCCACAGGTCAGCACCAGAACACCGTCTGGAAGTTCAACCGGGGAGCCGTCTTCACAACGACCATAGTCTTCGCGACGCGACAGCATCTCATCTTCATCGGCAAGATCTCCGCGGTCTTCCCACAGCTGTCCGAAGAGGGTGTTATACACGACCTTCAGCCGTTCCGGGTCGTCCTTCGCCTCGAGAAAGCGGAGGCAAATGGTCTCCCAAGATGTCCATGGCGATGCGAAAGCTGTCAACCAGAACGAACGGACGCCGTTCTGCAAGGCGGCGGGATTGTCGGCGATCCACTTCGCGGGCTGCCGCCGCATCCGGTGTTCACTGTGGACGCATCCGCAGTTCGGGCACATCCAGTGGACGTCGCCGTCAATGGTCCAGGTCTTCTTCCCTCGGACACGCTCCATATGTGGTTCGAACTTGATGTCGTTGAACCGGATTTCGGAGTATGCCCCGCAGTCAGGGCACTGGTGGCACCAGCGTTCCTGTGTGCCGGTATAGTAAGCTGTCTCAATCCTCGAATCCCCTTTGATGGTAGGAGTCGAGACGAGCAGCGTCTTTGCGTTGTAGAAAGTGGTCTGTCGTGCTTTGGCGAGGCTCAGCGGGTCACCTTCGCGCCCTGCGGACCGTGCGAAACGATCCACCTCGTCAGCGATGACATACCGCGCCGGGGTCGATGCGAGCGCCGAGGCACTGTTCGACCCCGTGATGGTCAGCATGCCGCCAGGGAACGATTTTTGCAGGATGGTCGATGCGCTCTCCCGTCCCACCTTTGTCTCTTTGACCTTCTTCGCGATCACCGGGGTGTCGCTCACCATCGGAGTCACACGCAGACGCGAAAACTTCTTCGCGTCATCCACTGTCGGGTGGATGTACAGGATGCTCGCGGGGTCCTGATCAATGATGTATCCAATGCAGTTCAGCTCGAACTCAGACTTGCCCACCTGAGAGGCAGCCACGACAGCGATGTCGTGGACCTGCGGATCGGTGAAAGCATCCATAACCTCTTTAAGATATGGTGTTCTGGAAGTCCGCCATTGACCAGGTTCAGCGCTGGACACCGACGAGAGCTTTCGGTACCGATCCGCCCATTCAGATACCGTTAGGTTCTCCGGCGCCTTCGTGCAGGCGACCGCTTCGCCGATGACACGATTCAGACGTTTGAGGTTCTTCTCATCCATCGTCTTCGTCCCGCTCCCGCCAGCCTTCCCGCTCCCTGACTTTCTTTTTGTAAAATTCAGGGTCGTACCGATAGACGGACAAGGTATTTAGCGTATCGTTGACGACCTCTTGAATAATTGCAGACGTCTCCATCGCAGTCTGAGCGTTCGCCGTATCAACCGCAAGACGACCCGGAAGAGCAAGGAACGCCGCTCTCACTGTCATAGCGTAGTCCTCAAAGGCTTCCGCCACATCTTCAGACCGGTGGACATTGCCGTTCAGTTCCGCCAGTTCCAGTTTCGCGATGGCCGCACGTGCAGACTTCCAGTCAGCATCCGCTTTTATCTTGCGTTGATTATCGGTCAGCCCAGCGTCTTCTTTCAAGTCAGGGCTGTTCCTGAACTTCATGAACATTCTGACAGTCGGCTCGAGATCAAACTTGTAACCGTCTGCGGTTTTCTTTGCCGGAAGCAGTTCATCCTTCGCCAGTCGTTGGATGTATTGAATCGAAACATTCAGAAGGTCAGCAATCTGCTGTGTGTTTCTCCATATTGCCATTTTGTCTCCGTCCTACATACCAACCCGAAAAAACCGTATCAAAAAATAGCCGATTTTTGGGGTTCGGAGCGCCGCAAGCGTTTTTTCGCGCCAGAAGGACCCGCTCCAATTATTATTTTTTCGTCCCGCTCCGTCGTTTTGCACAAAAGAAAGATGTTTCTTTTGGCTATTTGAACCTTCTTTCGAGGTTATGTTCCAGTCTCTTGCTCATCTCTTCGGTCAACCTGTTCGTGACCCTCGCCTCCACCTTGTCACTGACGACCATGGAAGCGGCAGACGGCCCGCGAACAACTTCGATGTCATTGCGGTCTTTGCTCACACGCTGGGCTGGTACTGTTCCGCCGTTGAGCATGAGGATGTTACCGGACTTATTCGAGTGCGGTCCGTTCTTCTTTTTCTTCTTTACGTTCTGACCGAACTGCTTCTTGCTCCCACGATAGACCCCCATCTTCATGGTGTAACTTCCTGCCCGTCGGCTCTTCGGTGTCATCCCATAGTGTTGAGGGGTCAGAAGGTTGCCGTTGTATTCGAGGACCAGTTCTTCCCCCGCTTCCTTCATGTGGATGCGGAGGTTCTTATTAGGAAGCAAGTCGCCTTTCTTCACGTTATAGACAGGGACAACTTCCTGTGCAATCCATGATGGAGCTCTGGACTTGCAGTCCTTGCGGGTATCTTCCATTGCTTGTCGCCCGCTCCCACTCATCATCTCCAACTCCTTCAGGACTTGGTCAATGTTTATGATGGCGTGTCCCATGCTATCTCCTTACGAACATTTATTTTGGTTTGCTGGCATAAAAAAAGCGCTCCTTTTGGAACGCAATGCTTTTCCTACCCGCCACGGTTCAGCCGGTGCCGAACCGCAACGGAAAGGAGCTTTATATCAACAGGCGATTGCCTGAAGACATCAGATTCACGAAAGAGAGCCCCGGGCACCCGAGGCTCTTCATCGTGTACAGGTATTGCCGCCCCTGTACCGGCGGGGGTCCGGCTCTGCCGGAAAGGTTCGGAGACATATGCAGAAGTGCCTCACCGCGGGGTTGAGACGGTGCGACGCTGACTGCCATGGTTTGGAACGACAAAGGCACTCGCCATCGGAGCGGGTGCCTTTTGCCGGTATTCCATAGGAGAAAGGAGAGAATCACGGATGCCCATGCATTCAAGTTTTCTTCATTATCTCACACTAACACAATAACATAAAAAGATTGCCCCTGGGGCGCATCTTTCCCAGGGGCGTCAATTTGCAATAAGGAACGAAATTCTTGGCTCTATTTATGAAAATCCGCATAACTACGTCGTTTTTTTGATTACAGCTTGCAAATCCCTTTTGAACTTATCAAGGTTGTAGAAATCCCGCTGATATTGCCACTAAATAAATGAATTTAGACTTATAGCGACCATACGTGTGCCGGTCTGCAAAGACCGGGTAAGGTGTCCGGAAGTGGATGTTCTGCCAGACCGCTTCCCGATACTCTACCGGTATTTTCTCCCTCTCTCGGTCAATGATGTCGTTGGAGCGGGTGAGCGCCGCCCTCCGGTCTGCTTTGTTACTGACCGGGTCGGATGTCCCACTGCCATGAGGAAGACCGTCAGACGGAGCGGGCGACTCTTCCAGGATCGAGTTCGCTTCCTCCTGACGGCGATAGTATCCCCGAATGAACCAGAGCGTCTGCCGGTACACATCTTCGGGCAGAACGTATGGGTTGTTGGTTGCTTGGTAGTCTCTCATGTTCTTGGCTATATTCCTTTCTTACACTTCATGGACCGGCTTCGTACCGAACTGTCTGCCACATTGACCGCAATGCACACAGATTTCACCGAAAGAGTCCGGGTTCTTACAATCCGGGGAAACCCTATAGTCAGCATGGACGATCAATGGGAGCGGGCATTCTTCCCCTCCTCTGAAGCGCTGCCAGGTTGCTACTGGTCGTCTGAACGGTTCTGCTTTGAGTTCTTTGGTCAACTGGGCTCGGAAACAGTCCGCTGGGCACTTGCTGTCGTAATCAAGGCAGTGCGCATAGTCGTGGTTCATCTGTTGGCCTCCTCTTGCAGCAAACGGGCTATATGAAAGATTTCCGGAGCGCGCAAGCCTTTTCGCTCATCTCCACAGCGGAACGCAATCCGAATCAAATATCTAACTGCGATTGAAAGGCCATCCGTGCGCCCCTTTCGGTATGCTCTTTTTAAAGCGTTATCTTCATATGACACGAACTCAATCACTTTGGCACCTCCTCATATTGTTCCGTCTGAGGCCTCCATACACTCTGCATACTTCCCAGTCGAACCGAAGCCGTTGTCGCCGCGTTCACCGCCTTCGATAGTCTCCACCTGTACTGGCACAGGACGAAGTACGGGAACAATTACAAGCTGCGATACCTTAGTACCAATGGGGAGCGGGACGGCTGATGCAGTATGGTTGTACAGTTTCACTTTGATGCTGCCGGTGTATCCTTCGTCAATAAGCCCGGTACTTGTAATACCGCGCTTGACATTGAGGCCGGACTTCGACATTAAGACACCCGCCGTTCCTTTCGGAAGTTCAACATGCACGCCGGTATCAATGACGGTGGAACCGAGTGCCGGTACCGTCGTTGCATATGGAGTGAACAGGTCCAGCCCTGCATCTTCCGAATGTGCTCGCTCCGGGAGATATGCACAATCGTCGAGTTGAATGGAAACCTCTGGTGCCGGATCTGCCCAAGCTTCCCGGTTCTCCATAAACTCGCGGAGTTCTTCAAGACACGCATCACACAGTTCAAGTGCATACGCCGTACTTCCAACAAGAGGGAAGGCTCTTCGTCTCAACTCGTATTTCGGAGCAAAGAAAGTCGGGCGCGAGCCTTTGAATTCCGCGCCGCATCTGTCACAGACTTTAATCAGCATTGACGCCACCCCTTTTCTCCTCCATTTTTTTGATTACATCGATTGTTGCTACACCGAACGCTTTGGTAAGATCTGCGTCCTTGTAGATGATTCTTGCCGCGCAATGAATCATAGCGATTGCCACAAATGCTTTGAACATTTTCCAATACAACATTTTTGCCTCCTTAACCTATGTGATAACCGGAAACCCAATCATTCTTTCGATCTATTCTTGTTCCTTTTTCATAATGCCGACAATTTTCGACAAGGCATCCGCGGGGTACTCCAGTCACATGGAGATAATCGCATATGCTCATTGAACTTATTGTCGCTCTGTATCTACAACCCTTACAAGATTCCGGGGTTCCATGTATATCCCGTGGGAGATCATCCTCGATGTATCCATAGTCCTTAGGCAGCGGAACTGGTAAAGGAACATAGATATCACCAGGGGCAGGGTTGTAGACTTCAATAATCTTCTTCTCAACTCGCCAAGGGATCGGCCAGTGACCTTTCTCGTAGTTCGACAACATACCTTGAGATGTTCCAACAGAAGTCGCAAAGTCCCGCTGAGTCATACCCTGATCTTTTCTTATTTTTTTGAGTTGCTCAGGTGTCATCTGCGTCTTCCTTTTCTCGCATAGTTGCTGTTGAATCCAAAAATATAGTTGAGCCAATACCGAACCATCATCTAACCTCCTTCATTGAGTCTGGAGCCAGCTGGAGGAATTGAACCCCCTCCGTCGGGCTTTTGCAGAGCCCCGGCCTTCCATTAGCCTAAGCTGGCATGTCACTGCGGGCAAGGATTTGCACCTTGCATGATTGTTTTACAAGTGCGCTTGGACTATCGAAGAGTGCCAGTTATGCGTTTAACTTTAAGTTTTTCGCCTCTTATTCCACCTTTTAGGTCGCCACTCTGCGCGCTAACAATCAAGTGTTTCTTTGCGTCTACCTATTCCGCCACCGCAGTTATTGTTGGGGACGGACAGTTTCGAACTGTCATCAACGTCACGAGTATGCCCCTCGCTTGTTTGTCGGTGTGCATACCACCTAAAGCACTTACCCCTTATGCTACGTCCCCATTTCCGCCACCGCATTTTTACAACCTGCCAATAATGAACGTCAGCACGGGTCTGCGACACAAGTTTTATTCCGTTTGTTTCTGTGCCATCTCAGCGGGGACTGGTTAGACACATTGCAGAGCACTGACATTCATGGCGCTCGCCAGAGGTCGGATTCGAACCGCCCACTTCCGCGAACCGCATGCTGCTCGCGTGTGACTCCCCTTTCCTGGCGTGTCATTCTTGCATATGTTGGAACAGCCGTTCACTGGCGCCAGAGAAGTATCGTCTATCCTTCTCAATGCCGATGAACCGTCTGCCAGTGTTCATCGCAGCGATGCCGGTGCTTCCTGATCCCATGAACGGGTCCAGGATTACCCCCCCCGCAGGACTTGACACCTGTAAAAGTCTTTCAAGGATCGGGACCGGCTTTTCGCAGGTGTGCAGCCGGTTGTTTGATGGAAGTGGAGGAACCGACCAGACATTCTTGTGATTCTCATCGCATCGATGAAAGTTGCGGAGGTCTTCGTACTCCCGGCGGAGGTCTTCGTACTCCCGGCGGAGGTCTTCGTACTCCCGGCGGAGGTCTTCGTACTCCCGGCGGAACCCGAGAGGCTTGTAGACCGCATCCCACACTTCTTGTACGGGGATTTCGAACTGAGAGTCGTGGAAGTAATGCCGAAGCATTGCCCCGGACTTCCCGGTTTCCTGCTGATACTTCAGAAGGATGTCATCTTCCGTAATCCCCAGCCGCTGCAGTTCGCTTTTGTACCACTCTTTGATGGACTTGTAGGACTCAGGGTCAGAATTGATGCGTTCCAGACCGGTCTTTCCCCACAGGGCATCGTTGCCCGCGCCTTTGCCAGGCATGTTGAAGAAGTGGAGGCAGAATTCGCAGACGTTAAACCATGACCGCAGCGAAGTCTCGCTCATCGGGTCTCGATTTTTCCACGAAATCGTCCGATATGTATCGCCCTTATCCCAAATGC